CTGATAAAGGAAAAATTCATGTTGTTGAAATGGCTTCTCACACAAGACCAGAGGTTTCTGAGGTGTATGGTGAGGATTGGATTGAATACGGAGAGGATAATGATTACTACCAATATCTTATTGATAGATATAACGGAAGTCCCACAAACAATGCCTCTATAAACGGTATTGTTGAGATGATATACGGAAAAGGTCTTGCTGTTATTGATGGTGAGGATTCTGAGTTATCAAAAGTAGTTAAAGAATTATTTCCTAAAGAGGATGTTCATAGAGGTACAAATGACTCCTACACTCTTGGTGGTGGTGCATTTCAGGTAATATACTCAAGAGGTGGTAGTAAGATTATGCCACTTGTTCATATGCCTGTAGAGACTTTGAGAGCAGAGAAGGCTATTGATGGAGTTATAAAAGGTTACTACTATTCACCTGATTGGAGTAAAGCAACAAAGACAGGTAAGAACAAACCAAAAAGATTCCCAGCATTTGGTCACGGAAACAAAAAGCAAGTAGAGATATTATTTATAAAGCCTTATAAAGCAGGGTACTTTTATTATTCTCCTGTAGCATATCAAGGTGGAGTGCCTTATGCTGAATTAGAAGAAGAGATTGCTGACTACCACTTGAGTAATATAAAAAATGGTTTATCTCCAAGTATGTTAATTAACTTCAATAACGGTGTACCTTCTGAGGAAGATAGACTAATTATTGAAAAGAACATTCGAGAGAAGTTTGGAGGAACAAGTAACAGTGGTAAATTCATATTAGCATTTAACGATAGCAAAGAATTAGCAGCAAGCATAGAACCTGTTATACTATCCGATGCAGCAGAACAATATCAATTCTTAGCTGATGAATCAAGAAACAAAATTATGGTTTCTCATAGGATTGTATCGGGTATGATTGTTGGTATTAAAGAACAAACAGGATTAGGTAATAACGCAGAGGAATTACAGACTGCATCTACTCTTATGGATAACATTGTTATTAGACCTTATCAGAACACTATTTTAGACGCTTTTGATAAGATACTAGAGTACAATGGATATGATGATGTAGAATTATATTTTAAGACCTTACAGCCTCTTGAATTTACTAATTTAGAGAATGCTATCACAGAAGAAGAGATAGAGCAGCAAACAGGTCAGAAAGCTGGTAATGAAGAAACAGGAAGCGTAACAGAAGAAGATATATAATGGCAAAGGCACTATTTATAAAAAGGGATGATATTACAAAGAACACTTCTTTATCAGGTAGTGTTGACTCTAATAAATTCTTACAGTTTGTACAAATAGCTCAAGAGATTCATGTACAAAACCTAATCGGAACATCGTTATACGAGAAGATTGAAACATTAATTCTTGATGGTAACGGTGTTATACCAGATGGAGATTACAAGAATCTAGTAAACGACTATATAAAGCCATTATTGATTCACTTTGGAATGGTTGAGTACTTGGCTTTTGCATCTTATAGTATAAGTAACGCAGGGATATATAAGCACTCAATAGAAACGTCTGAGACAGTAAGTAAAGAAGAAATAGATTTGATTGTAAGTAAACATAAATCTTACGCTGACTACTACTCAAATAGACTTATAGATTATATGTGTACATCAGGAACTAAGTCAAGATTTCCAGAGTACTATGACAATACAGATGATAATATACACCCAGATAAACAAGTAACATACACTCCATGGAATCTAAGGTAAGACAGCACAAACCAAAACAAGTAAACGAACAGAAACTTAAAAAGTTTCTTAAAAAAATAGAAAATGGCAATAACAAACGGATGGGGTCAAGCACACGTAAATAACACTATAGGATTCGGTCAAGGAGCTGCTAATTCAACAAATGGCTATGGTTCTATATATGATGAATCATGGAGTGGAGACACTAATATAAAAGGTATTAGTAATGTGGCTATAGAATTTGAGAACAGAGTAGTTGTTGACGGTGGTACAGTTGAGGCTATTGTTTGTGTTAGTAACGGATTAAACTAAGATATTATGAGTAAAATATTTGCATACATACCAAGTGCGTATAAAGTTGGTAAAACATATACTGCTATTCCTGATGACGGGAATGGGGATTTTACATTCTCAAGACCTGCTGCTGCTGATAGAACAGATGCAAATGGAGGCACTGAGCTAATGCCTATTAACACACCTAGAATAGATTACTCTGACGATGGCTGCCCTAAACTGATTTTAGATAACAGATTATCTGAGAGATGCGGAGGCTCTGTTATTAATGTAGATGCTAATTCATGTGTATGGGATTTAGAGTTAGAAGCAAGAGAGGAAGGAACTACAGTTAGAAGAACTCAGATGTCGAGTGCTACAGATAACTATCTAATAATAGGATATGGGTCTTCTTCTAATTCTATATTTTTTAGTGTTTACAACGGAGTAACAAGTTCTGATTTAGTGTTTAATTACTCAGATATAACGAGATTAAGGAAACTAACTATGTTGAAAAATGGTTCTGAGCAGATAGCAAAAGTAGATAATGTTATTGTAGGCTATACTGACTTATCTCCTACTGTAGAGGATATGGTTGTTATGGATTACTCACTAAACGGAATGATATACTATATGGATGGAAAAACAAGAAACAATACGGTTGATGATGATGTAACTACTTTTGATAGTACTGCGACTTCATGGGTTCAAGTAGTAAAAAACATTAGTAACTTATTTACAGAGAGATAATGGGATATGAAATAAATTTAGGTAACGGGGAATGGGCTACAGGTCAAGGCGGAATGGCTATGACTGTTACTGATACAGATACAGGAGTAAAGGAGGCTGTTTTAATGGGCTGTGATAGAAACTCTAACAAAACAGCGGTAAACAAAGATGGTTTATTATATGATGTTTTACCATACGAGCCTAGTGTAACTTATGTTGATGGTGTTGGTGTTTTGAATAACGAACCACAAGCCACTAATATTATTACTTATAGCGAAGATTTTAGTCAGTGGAATAGTTCTTCATCAGGCTTAGGAGATTCCGTAATCGTGACTCCTAACAACTCAATAAGTCCAACGGGTTTAAATGATGCTACAAAATTAGATTTTAATTTAAACGGAGGTAATACGGCATCTGATGTGTCTCAACTAATTTTATTATACAACGCTACTAGTGGACAAGAATTAACATCTTCCATATGGATAAAATCAGCAGATACAAATGATTATACAATTGCTTTTGATTCAGATAGCCAACAAGGAAATTTTGTTGTAGCCACTAACGAATGGCAAAGATTAGACACTAAAAGAACAGGCGCAAACACAGGTTCAAGAACTTTTAAAATAGGTCTAAGAGGTTCTTTTGGAACTTCTGATAGTGCTAGTGTTTTAGTTTATGGCGCACAACTAGAAGCAGGCTCACTAGCTACTTCCTACATACCAACAAACGGAGCAACACAAACAAGACTAGCAGACACAGGGTTTAAAACACCTGATATTAGTAAGTGGATTGATGGTTCTGATTTTATTGTGGAGTTTTCTTTTAAGGATTTAGGAGCTTCTAGTTCACGAAGAAGATTAACATTGTCTGATGGAAGTACCTCAAACAGATTTCGTATAACAAAAGAACCTTTAGGCACTCTGTCTGTTAATTTTGATATAGGAGGCGTATCTTCTGTAGTTGCAATGGCTATTTCAAGTACTCCGAGTCAGGATTTTGTATTAAAAATAGGGGGTAAGTCAGGAAGTTATTTTGCTAGTATAGATGGTGTTGATTTTGGAAACTCCACAAATAGTGTTGCTCTTGGTGTAGATGATATCAAATTTTTAGTTTTAGCAGAAGTAAACGATACTCTTAGTTTTGATGCGAAAATAAAATCAATAAAAATAACTTCATAATGAAACACTACGGAAAATACATATTCCCAACACACGAGAAAGCGTTGGAGATGCTAGAAAGTTTACAATCAACAGAAGAAAACCCTTGCTTTCATATAGCAGGTGGATTAATCATAGAAAAGACTGCAGATGCTACAGAAGACACAGAAGCAGAGTATTCAGATAGATACCAACTAGATGTTATTTGGCATAATCTACCAAACGAGGGTACAGAAGAAGAACCTGCTTATGACCATCCGTATGGTTGGAAGAAATACGAAGCAGAAGTATCAGGAGAAGGAAATCATAAGATGGGAGCTTACTCATACCAAAAATATAAACTATAATAATTAAATTAGATAAACATGAGCACAAGAGTAATTAACAGTAAAAGAGGAACATCAGTAAAAAAGAAAATGGCATCAAAATCAAGGATAGCTAAAACTATTGATAGAGACAAAAAAGAAAAGCCTAACAGGAAGAGTTAATGAAAAACAACCTAAGAATACTTTTATACACTTTATCTATTATTTTATTTGCTTTTAGCTATGAGATATGTGATTATTTATATTTTGATGATGTAAATTCTTGGTGGGATACTAAATGTAATTTATACGCTATAGTAATCTCGATTGTTTTTATATCTTCAAGTATAGATAAGAGAGGTGTTCTTAGGTTTGTATTGGATATAGGTGTAGGATTTACGGTATCTAATGTTGTTGATAGATTATACTTTAACACAACTCAATTTACAAAAGCAGATATAATAATGATAATAGCAACTTTCTTTTTTGCTATAATAGATTACAAAAAAAATGAACTCAGAGAAAACAACTAAGGAGATATTAAACAGTATTCTTATTACACAAGAAGAAAGAGCTAAAGAAGATAGGCTAAAAGCTAAGAGGCAGCTAGAAGATGCTGCTGCGTTTAGTAACTTCATGAATGCTCAACAAGGTGTTAATGACAAACTTCTAGGTTATCTTGAGAGCAATTCAGCAACAAATCAAGAAGGTGCTATAGAAAAACTAGATAGACTAGAGAAAGCGTTTAACGATTTAAAAGGAAGTATTGATAAAAAGATAGCTTTCTTTACAGGAGCAGGTGTTGTTGCTATTAGCGTTGGAAAATGGATTATAACAAAAGTATTCATATGAACTTAACAGAAAATTTTAAATCAGAAGAGTTCCAATGTAATGACGGTAGTCAGATGCCGCCACACGTATTTAAGAACGTTGTAAGCTTGTCTATAGCTCTTCAAGTAGTAAGAGACTGTATAGGATATCCAATTAACATTACAAGTGCTTACAGGAGCTTAGAATACAATAATAGCATAGGTAGCAAGGATAATTCTCAACATGTATTAGGTAAAGCAGCAGATTTGCAAGTAGAAGAATTAATACCGATAGAACTTTACGAAACCATAGAGGCTTTAATAGAATTAGGATATATCCAAGAAGGAGGATTAGGAATTTATAATACATTTGTGCATTACGACATTAGAGGATATAAAGCAAGATGGGATAATAGAAAATAATATACAATGATAAGAACTTCAAGTAATACAAGTAATAGTGCTAATGTTTTTGAAACAAACGCAACATCATCTTCTTTAAATTCTGTTTCTACAGAAAAAAGTTCAACTTACGATTCAATAGAATATGTTGTAGATGTAATGACACAATCAAACATAGTAGAAGATAATTCTCCTAGGGTTGATTTTGTAGATAGAGCTTTTATTAATTTCCACGACATAACTCAAAGCGTTTCTTTTGTAAATAAATCTATTGTAGATAGAATAAAAAGAAATTCTACATTCAGAGTATTGCCTGATATAGCAAACACAATATCTGTAGAACCAGAAACAAGCTCTATTATATTTGATAGTACTGATAATATACTAAAGTACTACAATGGTACTGAGTGGATTTCTAGTGACGGAAGTAACCCGTCTGATACTTGGGAGTATTTAGTTTATAATTGGAGCTCTGAACCTACGTTAAACGCAGCGATATCAGGTGGTGATGTTTACGACTACGAGCTTGACGGAGTAACTAGATATAGGTTTGTACCTAACCCTTACGATTCAACGCAGGATGCTTTTTACAGTGATTTTGACGGAACGAATTTAACTAATTTAATAGTAGCAAGAGGTTAATATGGCAATTTACAATACAAAGGTTTAATTATGAGTTTTTCAGAATCAGCAGGAGTTATTACACAAACAGGAACAGATACTAATTATAGTGGTATGATTGGACTGACTGGCGTTACTAAAAACGGCAATCAATATACGTTAGATAATACACGACTGTTAGTTACAGGTACATTGGACGTAGACAGGACAACCGATAGATTGAGGTTTATTAATTATGCGGATTTGCCTGGAAGGGAGTATGTTTTTAAAATAACAGGTAATTTTGATAACTCAACTGTTAGAACGTATCAAAATACAACTATTTACGACCCTTTACCGTCAATTAGTTTTGAATTTGAAAAAATCAATGGGGGTAACAATGGTCTGTTTGATGGTTACATTCAAACCACATCAACTTCTAATGTAAC